CGCGAGCCCACAGCCGATGCAGTGTCACCGCACAGTATTCCACTTCGCGTCCGCTTGGCATGTCAGTCCTTCGCCAGCGGCATGATCACGCCCACGTTGTCGCCGCAGCGCAGCACAACGGCAGACTCAGCGTCCACCACCTCGATGCTGACTGTCGGCTCCTCGTCGCCGTCGATGCCGCCGAGCCATTCGACGACGAACGCCGGGTCAAGTTTGACGCCAGCCTTGGCACCAGCCTTGACGATGTCACACGTCACGCTGGACTCGCCTTTCTCGGCGCTCTGACCATGCAGCCAGATGCCGTCAGCAGAAAAGGCGTACTCGACGCCACGGGAGTCCTCTGACGAGCAGATAGCAGCCGCCCGAGTAGCGGCAAGCAGCGCCGATCGATCCACGGTGGTAGACGCCACGTCACGGTCAGGAAGCACGTCACGCCAGCGAGGGAATCTGCCTTCCATGAGCAACGCCGTGACCGTCGCCGTGCCGACAGTGGCGACGACTTCCTTGCCGGTCGCTTCAAGCTGCACGCTGTCGTCACCCGCCTGGTCAGCGAGCCGGGCAATGATCTGCATCACCCGAGCCGGCACCAGCGTCGTGGAGTTGTCCACGGCAAGGTCATGCTCGCACCGGACGCTCGACAGCCTTCTGCCGTCCGTAGCCACGAACGTGACGACTTCGGCTTCCACCTCGATGAGCACTGCACCGAGAGCGTAGCGGCTGCTCTCAGAGTCTGCGGAGAAGACCACGCCTTTCACCGCACGGACGAATTGGTCAGCCGGTAGCCGTGTGATGGGCTTGGTGCCCACAGGCTCCCACGACGGATACTCCGCTGCGTCCTCGGTCGGCAGCGTCCACTTGCCACGGTTAGCCTCGATGACGCAGCTGCTGCCGTCTGGCGTCAGCGTGATCTCGTTCGCCGTGGTGCTTGACAGGATGGCGTGCAGCCGGTCCTTCGGCAAAAGAAACGTAACGCCGGGCGGGGCGTCAATTTCCACGTCAATGCGAATCTCGCCGTCACTCCCAGAAAGCACCCCGTCCGACAGGAGCACGCTCTGGAGCACCTGCCGTACTGCCTTTCCCGGCACTGCTGCCGCCACGGCGTTCAGCGCCGCTTTTAGTGCTGGTGCCGACAGGGTCGTGCCAGCCTTTGTCTTTCGTCGTTCCTTCGTTGCTGTCATCCTTCGCATCCTTTCGATGAAGAGAACATCCCACTAGCACGCCGAGGGCGAACATGCCCGCAGCGATGATTTGTCCAACAGCCAGCATGGCTAGGTTTTCGGTCGTCATAGCCCCACTCCAGATCGCTCTATCACCTGTGCCAGCCTGACATTCCTGTCCAGCGAGTCAGCCAGCGTCTCCGCTGCCGTCTCAAGGAGAATCCGGTCGTCGTCGCTCACCTCGTCGTCCCACGCTCGCTGCATCAGCGCCGCCACGACGTCGCGGGGCGAACCACTGAAGACCCAGCCTTCGCCGCTCATGCGTCACCGCCAATCATTGCCATCCCAAGCGGCGTCAATTTCAAAGTGCGGGCCTGCCCAGGCTCACGTGTCACAACGCCTTTTCGTTCCAGCAACTTCAAGTGCGTCGCGACCGCTGCGCCGGGGCTTTTCCAGCCGTAGTGGTGCCCGATCTGACGGTAGGTGGGTGCGTAGCCATGCGCGTCCGCAAAGCCGCTGATCCACTGAAGGATGTCCAACTGGCGTGTCGTTAGTGGCTGGCGTTCTGTGGTTGTCGTCATGATGCACCTCCAAATCCGAATGGCGTGATGTCGCCGTTGTCGTCCACTCGTCCGAACTTCGGTCCTTCGCCGAGCAATCGCTTCTTTGCGTAAGCGATGACACGCAACGCTGTGCAGCTGTGCATCTTCAAAAGCTTGTCAAGAACACGGTCGTGGATGTCTTGGAAGTCAGCCGGTGCAGCCGAGTCGATGTATGCAATGAAGTCGTCAGCCAGGCGGCTGTTTTCGTCCTCGTTGACTTTGACTCCGACGCGAGGCTCTGGCGGCTTGGCGTGCGTCTTCGCCTGCCGCTTGGCGTGCGAAAGCTCACGGTAGGCATCGAGCATCCATTTCAGCTGCGGCCACTGCGTGTCGCGGCTTCGCTTCACGTTGCGGATCGCGTCGTAGAGCACGTCCTGGTCAAGCGAGCCAAGGTCGTCGCCCCACAGACGCTTCTCCTCCTCCGTGAACGAGCACGTCGGCCAGAGTTGGTTGATCGTCGTTTTGTTCTGCTCCCAAGTTCTCACAGGTTCCCTCCCGTTGGTTGCCGTACCTTTCGCCTGACGTCCTGCTTGGCGTGGTCAAACTCGCCGGCCAAAATCCGGTCCACGTATTCAAAGAATCTGGTCACAGCGACAGGGTCGCCGAACCACTGGCAGCGAGGCAGACGGGCGAGCGCCTCATGTGCCCTGTCGAGCCACCCTGGAGCCGCTGCGAGGTCTACCCACGACGAGGGTGCCATGAGGTGGGGCCACGGCGTCGCCCGTTCTGTGGCGTTCCAGACGGCTGCAAAGCGGTCCCACTCGTCTGCCGCCCAGCCGGGTTTTGAGAAATCGGAAATCCCGCCCGCGCGTGTAGTGTGTGTATTTCTTTCTTCCCGTAGGGAAGAAGTTGGTGTTGACGTTGGTGTTGACGTTGACGTTGGATGGATAACGATTGCTTCACGATTGCTCTGCGACTGCTCTGCGTTTGGTGTGCGTCTGCTCTGCGTTTGCTCTGCGTTTGCTCTCGCCGCCATCGCCGCAGCCTTTGCCGAGGCTGCCCGCCTTGCCGCCTCAACCCGCTTTTCCTTGAGTTCCACGCACCGCTCTCGGTGGTGCTCCAGCCGGGCGTTTCGCCGCTGGCCGTCCTCGCCGACCGGGAACTTGTCAGCCAGCATGGGCCAGACTGCCGTCACGCCTTGGGATAGCCGCTCCAAGCTGTCCAACTCCGCAGGCAGCGAGCCTCGATCCCACGCCACCATCAGCAGCGTGAGGTAGTGCCCTCGCTCCTCGGCAGACCAGCCAAGCGTGCTCGTCAGGAAGTCCCTGACGTAGAGCGGCATGTAGATGTCAACCTTGTGCTGTGCCATCCGTGGCCCCCTTTTGCTTCCATCCCCTTGATTCGCACCACTCCCTGTATGTCCGGTGGATTCTTGCCAACGAATCCTCACGTCCAACGTTGTGCCCGGCGCTCTGCTGAACCTCGCTGAATGAGGGAGCAAATGAGATCAGCTTTTCCGTTAAGGCGGCTCTCTCTGCGAGAATCTCACAGACCGGCTTCGAGCGAGTCAGCAAATCATCTTGAGTGCTTGGTCTGTACTGCCTTGTCGCCTTACTGCGTCTACTGCGTTCGCGAATCTTCTTAATGCGCTTCCACTGCTCAAGCAGCTGATCAGCTTGCTCGTTGACAAGCGACAACAGCTTGGGAGGCGTAATTTCCTGCCAAGCGGTGCTGACAAGTTCGCCGTTGCGAAACGCCGTCTTGTCCTTTGGCATGTCACCTCTGGCGCGCAAGTCAATCAGCAAACGATTGATTCCTCGCTCGCCGATGCACAGCTTTTGTATTCCGCTTACAGGAGAACACGCCTGCCACCGATCAACACCAACCCATCTCCAAGCGAGCCCTAGGTAATGAAGAAAACAATGCTCAGGGCCGATTTCTTGGATAATCTCGATGGCCTTTTTCTTGAGCAAATCGTGGCACTCAAGCAGCCCTGTCGTTGCCTTGTCGATGTCTAGCGGTAATGGGTTGCGGTTTGCAAAGTCTCCGGCAGAGTCAAACAGCCATTGGCAAGAAATCCCAAGGCCAGCAAGCGACCTTTGCTTCTCAACGTATGTGTCACTTAGTGAGTGAACCGCTTCAAACGCCTGCTGAGTCCACTTGTTGTATGCGTCAAAACGACTATGCCTGTCCGTCTTGTCTGTGTACTCGTCAAGCCAGCCCTCACGCATGCCAGCGGCCAACTTCGCGCACTTGTGCCAAGGAGTCTCAAACCCGCCTTTGCATGACGTGTCAATCCTGCCTTTTGCGTGTGCGAAATGCGTTGCGATCTTCTCGCCAGCGCGAACTATCAGCCTGTGATCGCACACAGGGCACTTACAGTCGGACGTTTTGTCGCAGAGCGACTTGAAGTCTGTTGCCGTCCGCCCCATGTGATCTCTTGGGTTGGCATACTTTTCCTCTGGCGCGTACAGAACATCCTCTTCGTCGCAGGAGTCCATACCTTCAGATACTTCTTGAGCCATTACGCACACCTCCACTCGCGCTCGCCCCGACCACTGCTACTCGTCACCACTCGTCCCGTCTCAACGATCCTGCTAGCCTTGGCAAGCTCCGCGAGTCGCTTGTTGACTTGATGCCCAAGCAGCCCACATCGAGCAGCAATGCCTGACGCCCCAGCCGGGCCGATGGCGAGTGCGTCCATGATGAGTCGCTGGTGCTCGCTGACCGGCGCTGTCTTTGCCGCAGCGTGGCTCGTCGCTGGATCGGTACGTCGGGCGGCTGCGAACAGCGGCAGATCGTTGACGGTGCTTGAGTAGTAGTCGCTCACTGTGCAGTCTCCTTGCCTTTAGGCTTGCGCTGCATCTGCCGAATCTGCTTCTCTAGGTCAGCCGATTTCTCGCGCTCGTGCTTCAGCGCAATAACAAGCGCCCAAGCAGCCATCGGCCAACTGAGCGGATGCTTCAGCGTCTTCTCGCTGTCCTGCTCCATGTATTCGTTGACCGCCAAGCGGACTTCGTTTTCAAGCAAGTCGCTCGGCGCGTTCGATCGAACAAGAAGGTCAATCCGTTGCGGCCTATTCATCTCGATCATCGTCGCCACCTCCGTGTGTATTGGCCGCGTGTCGTGCGGCATCCGGCTGCGTTACTCAAGGAGATTTTTGAGCCGCAGCTGCGGCAGTTACTCGCCACCCATCCGCTTGGCGGCCAACGCTGCTCCGATGCAAGCAGCTACGGCAATGGCGTGCCGGTCTGTGTCAGTCTCCGGTGTACCGAGTCAACGGCGGACGCCTCGCGAACTCTTGATCGCAGCATCTCTGGTGCTGGTCGATCAGATTGGTCAGCCACCGCACGAAGTCGTCGCCTGTGGATTGCTGGTCCACCTTGCCAGGCGGCTCGACAGCTGCGGCGATCCTTGTCGCGTTGTGCAACAACCATTTTTTGACGTACCAAACGTGACCTGGGTCAGCGAGTTGATTGCTCATGTCATCACCTCTTTCGTGTTTGCGATCCCGCCCGATCACCACTCGTCGCCGTAACGGCTTTTCATGCGATCGATGTACTCGTCTTCTCGTCCTGCCTTGTAAGCCGCTGCCGAGTGCTGCGAGCCCGGCTTGATGACTATTGGCGTCCTGCACTCAGGCGGCACTCGGCACGGCTCGACCGGCACCAGGCTGAGCCTGTCGGCCTCCTCCTGCTGCTCCGCGAGGATGTCGTTGGCCTCGCGGATGCGTCGCAGCCGCGCATGTTCAACCCAGTACGGGCTGGTCGTCGGTCGAATGGGTGGCTTGCTCATGCGGGCACCTCCCACTTTGCGATCAGACTCCGCAGTGTGCGGACAAGGTCATCGAGGTCTGCGTTGGACGCTGGATCGGATCGCTCGCTGGCGTTGCTTTCCGCTTCTGCAAGCTGTTGACGAACAATGTCCAGCGTTTTCTCTGCCTGCAACTGACGCCGCAGGTACGGCAGCGATTGCTCTAGCAGTGCGTTCAAAACTCCTGCGCGATACTCGCCAGAGTTCATCTCACGCTCGGCAATCGTGAGGATGGCTTCAATGTGCTTGGTGTCGCTCATGCAGGCACCTCCGGCTTCGCTGATGCAGCAGCCTCAACTCGCAGCCTGTCCGCCTGGGCGAGCAGCCGGTGCCCGAGCGCCTCAATCCGCTGTGCCGCCTCAAGGACGGCGTCGCTGAACTCTGCGTGCCAACCCTTTGCCGGGACGAGCACGCCGCCGGTCAGTCGCACCATCGGATCGCCACCCACCGTATGGGGCTGCCCATGCTGGACGAAGTAGCTCAGACCTTCCTTCGTGAAGCCGTGATCGCTGACGCTGGACCTGTAGAGATTGGTCATGCCGTCACCTCTTCTTGGCTCATGAGGATTTCAACCTTCGTCATCAGCAGCTTGGTGAGTTCCGAGAACTCAGCGTCCGTGATCTCGCTGGCGTCGTGGTACGTGTCCAGCTTGGAGCGAAGCGACTCGCAAGCGTCGATCGTCTTGGCGGCGCTGATCGCCAGGCGTCCAGCCTCGGCGCGAGTCCGCTGCGGCTCGACCTTGACTTTCGGCGAGAGGACGACCTTGGCCGGTCGCGGCTCGGCGTCATCGAACTTCGGACGCACCACGATCGGCTCAGACGCGACGACCTGCTGCGGGTAGTCCTGCGCTTCCTCGGCGGTGATCAAGCCACGCAGAGCGTCAGCGAAGGCGTTACGCAGAGCAAAGCCACGAGCACGCAGTGCCAACATCCTTTCGGGATACTGGCTCCACGGCCCAGCCTTGCCAGCAAGCCCAGCACGCTTGGCGTCAGCCATCGAGAATCGGCTGACGGTCGGTGCTGGGTAGCCGCGACGCTTCGCCTCGCAGACAGCCGTCAGGTTGTCGCCTTGGCCCTCGACGTACTCCTTGACGTACTCGCAGACCGGCGAGGACTGCACCAAGGCAAGAGCGGCGTCGCCCCAAATCGTCGGCCTGCCGTTGATCACCGCAATGCTCTGGAGCGACTGCATCGGCGAGAGTCCGACTTCGCTGCCGTGCTGGATGGCCAGCATGCACGACTCGGGCTTTGACTTGAAATCCTTGGGGGCGAACTCCGAAGCCGCCACCATCTTGGCGAAGCGGAAGGCGTCATCGAACGATTGAAGTGCCAGCCCTGTGCTAGCTCTGTGCGTGCTAATTTCCGTGCTCATCTGCCGTGTCCTTTCGTTTCAGTTCCTGTGAAAATCCCGGCTGTGCGTCGTGCTCACCGGGTGGTCGTTGCGTCCCTGCTGCTGGCGACTCCGTCGCCCTCCTTTCCGCTCGCTGCGTCCTGCTGGCGAGCGTTTCCTAAAACCTAATGTCCTTGACCGGCACCCTCACCCAAGCGTGATCCACGTTGACCACGACGCTGGCGTCGTCCTCCGAGAACCACTCGATGTGGCCCGACCACTGCTTGCCAGCGGTGACACCGCTGACGAAGTCGCCAACTGCGAGGCTTGGCGTGCTGGTCGCTCCAGTGCCGTAAATCTCCTGCATTCCGGCGACGGCTCCTGCGTACTCGTTGCTGTGGGCGTCATTCGTGGTCATGTGGGTCATCTCCTTCGTGTGTGGGCGCAGTGTACAAAAGACCAGTTGTAGGTCAACGATTGGGAAGTGCTTCAAAACAAGGCGTGGAGCGGTTTGTGTTTGTTGGATTTCTGCACACCATTGGCACTAGCGTCGGCGTTACAAGTGCGGCAAGGTAGCGACGGCGTTAGAAGTCGTCAAGTCAGAAAACGGGCGACCGTGGAAACGAGAAAATCGATGCTGTGGGCTACGGCTTGGGCGATCTCGGAGTCAGTGCCAAGCTCCTGGCCGAAGCGGACCAGCACGAGCGACTGAATCAGTGAGTTGATGCGGCGTTTCATGACGTCATTCCTTCGGCTTGCAGGATGGCCCGTCCGATGAGTTCAACGACCTGCGGAACTACTGCGTTTCCGAGGCACCTAAGTCTGTCCACCCTGCTGGGTATCCCATGAGCCACTCGACCCACATCGGGCTCAATCGACCACCACCCTGCGGTGGCTTCGGGTACGTCTTGTTTTTCGTCTCGCCTCGCTCCACTGCGTGGTCGAGGCAGTCCCGAGCCGGTGTGTTCCAGCACGGCCCCTTGTAGTCCCTCGCCGTAGGTGTCGGCCAAAGCCGCACTGCTGTCTCTAGGCTCATTCCGGTTTTCGATCTGTGCAGCTTGGCAAAATCCGGCCCAGCCGCAGACGCTTTTGGCGTGGGCCACAAGCCAGACTCGCTGCCGGAGGTGCGGAGCGCCAACGTCGGCAGCGGCGATAACGTGCCACTCGCATACATACCCGACCGAGGCAAGCGCCCGCAGGAGTCCTCTGAACGTGCGGCCTCCATCATGGCTGAGAATGCCGACGGGATTTTCCGCCACAAAGAACCTTGGCTGGAGATCCGCAACAACTCGGAGGGCTTCGCCCCACATCCATCGCTCATCGCTCGCACCTTTTTTCCTTCCGGCAATGCTTACGGGCTGACATGGAACGCCAGCGCATATCAGATCAACGCGCCAATCGGATCGCTGACCAAGTGGAAACGTGCGAATGTCGCCCCATCGCGTGACGTGGGGCCAGTGCTTGGCGAGCACGCGAGTCGCATAATCGTCAATCTCGACTTGCCACCGGCACTCCATGCCAGCACGCTCAAGCCCGAGGTCGAAGCCGCCAATCCCAGAGAACAGAGAGCCGAATGTCATCTTCTGCATCCTTGCAGTGTGGAGAGTTCGTCAAGCGATCCTGCCGTCGTCCTCGCACGTCACGCCAGCCTTGCGGGCAAGGTCAATGGCATCGTCGTCCGTGACCATGTACCGGCGGCGAGCAGCCGCAAGTTGGGCGACCGGATCGCTGACGATGTACGAGACGCCAGCGTCCTGCTGGATGGTCCAGAACTGTTTGACGCCTACCGTGGCTGCGAGTCGCTGTGCGTTGTCAAGGGCTGTCATTGTCTTGTTCCTGCGGTTCGTGGTCGTGTTGCCCGCTGGCCCAGTTGCCAGCGGGCGTGGTGTTGTTTAGAGAGCGGCGATGAACGCCGCGCTCACTCCGCTGATGTTCATCGTGAAGCAGCCGTGCAGCATGGCCGAGTAGCCGCCAACGCCAGAGCCGTCCGTGCCCCAGATGCTGCCGCCGCGAGCCTTGACAAGCGAAAGGATGCCGTAGTATTCGCCGTCCAGCTTGACGAACTCCTCGCGGCTGCCAGCCGTGAAGTGCTTGGTGATCGTGATCACGTTTTCGCGACTGCTGATCTTCCAGCCAGCGTTACGGGCGGCAGCGGCAAAGTTGGCGGCAGCGGTCTTGGTCGAGGTCTTCATCGTTTCGTCTCCGGTTCGGCGTCCGCGAGTCTCATTCGCTCGCATGGGTGTATTCTAGCGTCGGCGTTAGAAGTGTCAACGGGTGAGAAAAAATATTTTTTCTGGTGCGTTTTAGGCCGGAAAACGCCTAATTCGCCTTAAATCCGCCCTTTGGGCGTCCGGTTTTCCCGGTCTTGGGCCGGTCGGCGGCGACCTTTTTGACCTCGGCTTCGTCAAAAACGAGGGCGGTTGGAGCGGCCCAGTAGCGAGTCAGGCCGCCCTTCTTGGCTCCAAGGATTCCAAGCTGGCGAACCCTGCCCATCGAGACGCCGAGAATCTTGGCAGCGTCTGCTGTGGATATGAGCGTCTTTCCGGTTGGTAGTGCCATGACCATGCCCAGATATTAACGCCGGAAGCAGAACTGTCAATTCGCTGCTGAAAAATAGCCCTGTTTGCATTCGATACCGCCCCGGCTCTACCCTAGGTACTGAACAGAACCTAAGTGGAGGATAGGTCGTTGTACAGGTGTATACTACCTCCAAACCCTACGAGAGATTTAGAGAGAGAAAACCATGCTACTACGAGACATCTACGAAAACGAATACGCCGTGATTGCAGCCCATACCGACGAGTGCCGAAGGCAGTATCGGCTGACTTTTGCCCGCTGGGCTGACCAGTTGGGGACCGAGCCGACGACTGCCCACCTCGACAGCCTGACGGTGCAGCTGTACGTGGCTCATCGGAAGAAAAGCGTCAAGGCGGCAACAGCCCGTAAAGACCGCAATCAGATATCTGCCATCTGGTCCTACTGTGCCAAGCGTCGGTACGTGGAGCAGTTCCCGACGATCCCGCAGGTGAAGGCACCAGGCCGCATACCACGCGGCTACACGGTCGATGACGTGTCTGCCCTGCTCCGAGAGGCTATGAGGCGGAAGCCGCCCTACAAGCCCACGCCGGTGCCTCCTCATGTGTTCATGCCGTCGCTCATCCGAAGTTGCTGGGAGACCGCCGAGAGAATCGGCAGCCACATGGCTTTGCGTTGGCGAGACGTGGACACGCTTCAGCGGATGGTGGTGTTCCAAGCCGAGAATCGCAAAGGGCAGACCCGCGACATCATGCGGCCCATCTCCGAGGAGCAATGCCTCTGGCTCAACAAGATGCGGCGCGGCGATGACGAACTTGTCTGGCCTTGGGCTGGGCACAAGAGCACGCTGTGGCATCACTTTGGCAACGTCTGCCGGTGTGCCGGTGTGGTCAATCGTGGCTTTCACGGGCTGCGTAAGTCAGCCGCCAGCTACATGGCGCTTGCTGGCGGTGACGCTGCGGCAACTCAATTGCTTGATCATTCCAATCCGGCCATCACAAAATCCCACTACATCGATGTGACCATTGCCAAGCCGAAGCACACGGCAATCGACCTGCTGCCCAAGCTCGACCTAGACGCCAGAAAGGACGAGCCGCCAGCGGCGTGACCGTTGGATACACTCACACACGAAAGGAACTGGACATGGCAAAAAAGAAACTGACGAAAAAGAAGCCTGCGGCATCATCCGCTGACGTTAAAGCACTGCGGCAGGCTGCTCTGTTTTTGAGCAACTACGCCGAGGAGCGCGAAGGAAGCAAGTACCACTGTGACCCAGATTGGATAGCAGGATGGCGACGCACGGCGAAAAGGCTGCTGGCAATCGCTCGTCGTCTTTCGTGACGGCGTAACGCCTAGCCGTCAAACAAGTGCTGTTTGGCAAGTTGCCGTCGAGCCATAGCCTCCACTCGTGCGTGGCTCCCTGGCTCTGACGGCAGCTTGTCCGGCGGCGTCATGAAAGCCTCGATGTCCTCGGCTAGTGCTGCCGCCCGGTATTCCACCTCACGCACAGTGTCGAGCACGAGCGTGTGGTCACCCGCCTTGGCACGGTCTCGCAGTTCGCCTTGCCCACCCTTGCTCGGATCGTAGAGCAACTCAATGCACCAAGTGACACGAGCGCCAATCCTCGCCAGCTTCGTCAAGAACTTCCGCATTGGTGGCGTAAGCCTCTCGGGCATGCGTCTCCGCTTGCCCTTCGCTGGCGGCAAATCTTCGTCGGTCATGAATGAACGCTGAACCTCGCCCATGCGGTGAGTGTTGCACAGACGTCAAGTTCGCCGGGCTTCTCGGCACGCCTGACGCATCCACGTCCGGTTCGCCATGCTCTCAAACCAGAGGCGAGCAAACACCTCGACAGCCTCGCGCCCCACGTCAGCGTAGAGCGTCCGCAGTTCCGGCGACGCTCCCCACATAGCCTCGACGTCCTCGCCAACTTTGGCGATCAGCACCTTGGCGTCCATGACCGCCAGCATCTGCGACTCGGGCTGCGTCCGCGCGAGTCGTGTCCAATGCTCCGCATTCCAGCAGCGGCAGATAGCGTCAACGAACTCATCGAACGCACGCCCAGCCTGGACGGCTCGCGGGCCAATCTCTGCTCTGAGCCGGCCACGCAAGTGCGCCAGCATCCCAGCCGGCGCGGTGCTCACCGTCACCTCCCGCCCGCAGGCCGAGCAGGTGCAGCAGGCGTGAGCACCGCGCCGGTCGGGCTTTTGCACTTGCACGACGCCGGGCATGGGCAAGGCGTCCGGTGCCCGTCGCCGTGGACGATGAAACCCTTGCCGCCGCAGTCGGTGCAGCAGCCGGGCTTGGGAGGCTCTGGCGTCGGCTGTGGAGCCTTTTCCTGTGCCGTGGTGGCATATGCCGCCGAAACTGCCGCAGACGCTCTAGGAGCCTCGCGGTCAATTTGTGCAGGGTCAGCAGACAGAGCCGCCAGCACCGAAAGGATGTACTGCCACATGCGTCACCATCCCTGTCCGTGATTGAGGACTCGGTGCCCGTGCTCGTCAACGCGAGCGTGTACCACGTACGCCTGCTCTGCTGGTGGCGGCTCGGCGAACGCCATGACCCAAAGCCCCAGCCGTGCGAGCCGCTGGACGAATCGCAGCACCGGGCGGCTCGGCTCGGGCTTGACCGGGCTGTAGTCGCTGGTGGCTGCCCACCAAGTCAACGCCACGGCAACCATGCCGACGACGACGGCTGTCTGTAGTTCTCGTTTGCTCATCGATCGTCACTCCACAGCGAGTAAGCGAACATCACAGCGACAGCGCCGATGACGCTGCCGATCAGCCCGGCTGGTGCATCACCAAACGGCAGACCGCCAGCGAGCGAACCGACGATTCCGATTCCGATAGTTGGCATCCAGCCCTCCGGGCATTTGCCGGGATAAAGCCATTTCGCGATGCCGCCGACAACGGCACCAAAGACGAGCCACAGAAGAATGCCCATGCGTTGCTCCTACTGTGCGAGATGAAAAGTGTCAGCGATGAGTCGAGCGTTCGACGGCGTGCGAGCCTGCGTCTCGGGCGGTGCAGGTGCGAGCCAGTTGCCGTGGTGAATGTCTCTGTACTTGAAGCCGTCCGTGTCGCCGATTGCCCAAGCGTCTTCGAGCATCCGAGTCTCAACGACAGAACGGCGAGCCCAGTACGAGCCGTCTGGCATGTCTGCCGGAACCTTCGGGCCTGCGATCCAGTTTGGCCCCCATGAGTTCAAGATCAGCACCAAGTCGTCAGGCGAGCCGTTCTTCTTGTGGCGTATCGCAATCGCTACTTGTTGGTGCATCCATGTGCCGGATGCTTCCGCGATGCCGTCCTTGTTGCGAACAGACTGAAAGCCCTGACTAGACGCGAGCGTTACGGGATAGCCTGACTCCAAGGCTGCCGCCAATTCCGCCCATGAGCGAACGGCAACCACATGACGCAGCGGGTGCTTCTTCGCTTCGGCGTCGAGTCTGCCGTTGTCACCCTGGCCGCCGCAACCGTAGGCACCGTATTGCCTCGCACGCTCGCCGGAATACTCTGTCAGGTCTGCGGTTGGATACTTCTGGCGATAGACGACGCCGTACTCACGGAGGAATTTTGCGGCACCGAATCCCGTGGCACCGTCAGAAAACCCACCGTAAGGCTGGGCACCGTCACCCGGCTTGCCGCGAGCCTCAACACGGGCACCGCCATACAACGCCTCGGTCGCTGGCATCAGCGGCGGCTCTGGCAGTTTTCCAAGGGACCACGAGACGGCTTCCGAAATGGCGACGGCGTGCATCGCGCCCCAACTGACGCAGTCGCCGATGAGTTGCCTGCCAACGACGAATGGCTTGCCGTAGCGTGCTCGATGTGCGGCATCCAGTTGGCGATACAGAAACGTATCGACGCCTTTGGCTTCCTTCATCGCCTCGGCACCCGCCTGGAAAAAGTATTTTTCGTCACCGAGAGTGGCGAGAAACTGTCGAGTTCCGACAGGGTCTGGCGTGTATCCGAACCGTGCGTCAATGACGTCAACCGTGCGGCGAGTGGCTCGCTCTACGAGCACGCCCAAGATCGCCATGACGATGACGCACGACACAGCAGACAACGACCAGCGGTCAGCGCGTGACATCAGCGGCAGCCCTCGATAGGTCACGGAGTGCTGACACCCAAGCCGCCCTGCTCTCGGGCGTCACGGGACCGCCAGACGAGCCCACAGAGTCATCTAGGAACTTGTGTACGGCGTCTCGCACCTGCGGCTGCCGAGCACCGATTGACTCGCCCTTGCACCGCATCTCACGGGCGGCAATACGAAGCTCATCAAACGCCACGCCCGTCTTCAGTCGCTGGTCGTGCTGCCCGTCGTACTCGATGCACTCCGCGAGTTCGCCGCACAGAGCCGACATCGTCGCCGCATCTTCAGCAGCAGTCGGGCCGACGAACTTGCCACGCAGCGTGAACGCATCTGGCGGCACCGGCACGGGCTGCGGCTTCGGCGCTGGCTTGCTCGGCATAAACGCAATCGCGGCAGCCACGACCAGGGCGGCAGCGGCAACGTGTTTCCCGTCGATGGTCGGCATGTGTGCCGTAGCGATGAACGCTTTCACCTTCTCGGTGATCTGCTGACCGGCGAGGACATACACGGCGAAAGCCACGAGTAACGCTGTGATCACGTTGCAGACCTCACCATTGGGAGCATTGATTCAACGGCACCACTCGCGAGAGCGAGGATGAACGCACGCAGAGCCGGTCGCAGGATTGCCCACGCCGGCCACGCCATCAGCGGCACGCAGCTGCTCGCTGTCGTGTCAAAGAGTGCGGCAACGGCAGCAATGGCGATGACCTTTTTTTCTGGACCGGACAAAGTCTTCACGCGATCGAGCGTCTCCACTGCGAGTCGCAGCAGAGCCACCATCAACTCGCCAAACTCCTGCCACGTCAGACCGTCAGCCGCCGTGCGCCGGGCGTCCGACAAGAACGACATGACTTTTGCGTCGAGCCCGGCGACGGCGGATGGATGGTCTGGTGCCATCCAGCCAGACTAGGCGGGGCAGGTGGCAAACTAGACCGGGTCTGACTGCTCCTCCCGGCGAAGCACTTCGGCGATCACCGCATAAGAAGCGATGTCCTTGAGCGTGTCGGAAAGACCGTCAAACTCGACTTTGCCGCGACGGAAATACGCTTTCAAACGGTGCATCTTGTCTGAGATTCGCAGGATCGCCCCAGCCCACGCTGGCATATGCACGACATCAGCACTGCTGCGGATGTTGCTCAGTGCGTCCTCGTCAACGCCGTAATCGAGCGTCTTGCGAAGGTGCAGATGCTTGATCTCATCAAGCACGGCAAGGAACTCGCGAGAGCCGGGCCGGATGTCGTCGTCTTGCTTGGCGAGGATGCTGTCACCCGTCCAGCGGATGTCGTCCGTTGAGGCTTCCATCTCCTTCTGTCCTTGCAGAATCCAATCGACCGGCACCGTCTCCTCGGGCTCGGCTCGCTCGGCGGCGTACTTCTCGGCGCTGGCCTGCGCCATGACCTTCCACCGCTCTGGTGCCTCGTCTGCCGGCTGGCACTTGCCACCGTCGCAGCATCCGCCAGCCAGGCGAGTCTCTACAGCGGCTCGCAGCTGTGCGTTCGTGTCTTCGAGATTGGCGATGTGTCCTAGCATGCGTTTCCTTTCGATGAGAAGTCGTGCCACGTCTGCGGCGAGTGATCCTGCGGTGCCGGTCCATTGCCCTTGGTAGCGATACGCTCGCTGGCGTGCGTCTGCGAGATACTCGTCAGTCAATTCGTATTCCATGCGTCAAGCCTTCACGCCTGCGACGTGCATTGAGGACAGCCCACCAGCCGGGTCATACAGAAACGTCTCCATCGCTTGCCGAGAGCCGATGAATCCGTTGACGCTGTGCCAATCGTCTGGCGGACAGAGAGCCGGTGCCGTCCTAACGATGACGCCGTCAAGCGTCTCGATCGGTCGCTGCCATTCCGCAGCCTGCGAGTGGAAGTGCCCAGTGTGCCACTCACGGTATGGGCACTCGCTCCACTGGCTGGACGCTTCCAGTGCCATGATCTGCGGCAGTTTCTTCTTTGCTCGATGACCGTGAGCGAAGCCGAGAAGATTCCGCCCGTGCGTCAGGTACTGCCGCCCGGTGAAGTCTGCCTTGACCGCCACAGACTTAGACCCGCGAAAGCGTTCCTGCATGATTCGCTGAAACGTCCACGACAGCACCTCGTCATGGTTGCCGTTGACGATCACGACGTCGGTCGGCACCGTCTCGGCGGATTGATGCACCAGAGACAGCAGCACGTCGCATCCGACCTGAATCATCTTCTGAAGTCGCCCGTCACGCTCTAGCGGTGTACCACTTGTGGTACTGCCGTCCGGTCGGTCGTAGTGGAAGAGGTCGCCAACGAAGGCAATCGTGCGTCTCGCTGGCTTGTGCGTGTCGCCGGTCGCCAGCAGCTGCGTGCCCGTGTCGCCGACCAGGCGAGCGGCGATGTCGAGATCGTAGTCATCACCGCCGGTCGTCTTGCCCCATGCGTATTTGCCGAAGTGTGGGTCTGCCACGACGAGCACCTGCCACGGTGCGTCACGCTTTGCGGCTTTGACAGACTTGGTCAAAGGCTTTCGGATGTCCTTGCGGGCGGCGTCAATCATCGCCTGCACTACCTCGCGAGTCGTCGGCCCGCCCTTGGGCTTGAGCCTGACGAACACCCGGTGCAGTTCAATGCTGCCGCCGTCGCCGTCGCCGCATTCCCACTTCGTCGCCTCGCTGGCTGCAATCTCAAAGCGGCTCATGTCCGCCTCAATGTGCTTGAGCAAGTCCTCGACGGTCTTGATTCGCTTGGACGTCGAGCGTGCCTCAAGCACGTCGCCTGACTGCGACTGCGTCACTTGCTCAGTGTCAGGGTTGGCGGCAGCAGCCTTTGACACTTGATCCTTGGCGACGTCTCGGGCGACATCGGCTCTTAGGCTTTTTCGAGCCATGCAATTACCCCCTGCATGCCGACGTTGGAGATGCCACGGGAACGCATGTTTTCGGCGAGTGCTCTAGCCAGCGTCTTCTTCCGGCTGCCGAGATCACCAGACTTCCACTCGGCTTTTATGGCGTCGAGTTCCTCGCGGTGCTCGGGTGCCAGACGCTCATACCACGTCGCCGGCCCGTGGCGAGCGTCACTTACTGCCCTTCGCACGTCGTCGCGCAGGCTGCCTCGGCTTTTCGTCTTCACGCTGTGCCTCCTTGCGTTCCAGATGAATCCACCCGTCTTCGTCAGGGATGCCACCACCAACGCACTCCTCTTCCTCCTCGCTCTCAAACGGCGAGGCGTCCACAGGTTGCTGCGGGCTGGGCTTCGGCTGTGTTCGCTGGCGTCCCATGCCAACAGCGTGGCAGGACTGTCAAGCGTTCCGCCGGGCGTTGGCAATCGCTCTTTTCACCAACAGCCGCCCGGCCACGTCGAGGAACGGCAGGCCGCGAGCGTCGGCCTCGGCCCGCATCACGGCGACGACCTCGTCGATGCGTTCCGGCTTGCTGCACTCGTCGCATCCCCACTGATCCATCTTTTGCTGCATTGCGCGGCACTGGCACGTTGGCGTCGGCGAGATGCCGAAGCGTTTCAAGAGCTTCGACAGTTCGGTGCCTGGGCCACTGGTGGGTGCGGCTGGCGGCTCAGGCAACCGCGACACTCGCGGATAGAACTCGCTGTCAATGTCAATCGTCCACTGGTCGCCGTCCTGGCTGACGACGCACGGCAGCACCTCGTCGAGCGTGTAGCCACGCTCGGTGCAACGGGCCTCAAGGTTTGAGCGGTGGCAGGTAATCATGGGAGTGGGTTGGCAGCAAAGCTGACTGTGATCGTCTGCGGGTCGGCTGTATACGTATTGCCCAACGTGCCTGGGACAGTGAACGTACCATTGCAAGTCATCGTTACGGATTGCCCTACCAGCATGCTGGATAACGCAGAATAAGAATCAAGGCTTGTGCAAGTTCCCTTGTAGAATCCTTGATACCTAAGCGGGCACTGTACACCGCCCTGCTGGTAAATACGTTCTAGTGTTAGCTCAACGCGAAACCTGACACTTCCGTTGCTACATCTATCGGAAGGGTCGTCATGCAATGAATCGTATGGCGAGAACCACGCAGACACGACCATGCTGGACGACAGAACCGAAAAACCAGAGCTAATCTCAGAAGGCCCATCAACAAAAATCCCTGACTGTCCGCATGTTTCTGGCGTCGCAAGAGAAGTGTTTGCGAATGACAAATTCCTGAGTAATGCGGTGCCGCTATCTAGGAATCCCGGTTCGCCCGGCACGACAACGCCTGTAACTCCCGAAACACTTACTACCACTGGATAGGAAACGCACGGGCCGATTGCTCTGTTGTTGCTGGCAATGCAGGACGAGTCGGCGTTCTGAGTGACCATCACGCCGCCAGAGTGCAGGTCAATAAACTCACAGCAACACAAGCACGGATTCGGCGTACACACCGTTCCCACGCCGCGGAACACCTTCCCCGCCCCTTGGCACCGACACGCTGGCTTGACGCTACACGTCGTGCCCTCGCAGCACGCGCCGTCGCCGCAGGCTTGATTGCACTCGGCTTCGGTGCGGTAGACCGTGCGACCAGTGGTCGTGACGCCACCAGGGAAGCTCGTGGATTTGTAGCAGGGCATTGCACTAACTCAGCGTGATAACGACAGACACGTTTTGCTGCCCGGAACGAGAAACAACGCCAGTAATCGCGGAACCGTACTTTTCGTCGGAACCACGTCTGGCCGCAAGCATTCCGTAACTATTAGCCGACACGCCGGACTGCGCTAACTGTTGGTCAACAATTGCTTTATTTGCTTCCCACACTTGCGAGTAAGTCAAAGACTGTGGGAACTCACTGCACGGCGGCCACGAATGAAACTCGTACACTCCATAGCCGACGGTGTACGAACCGGAACCGCTGCACGTTAATTCTTGCAGCGTACGGAAATCGGCTTCCGAATGAAAATACATAACAGGGAAAGGGAGCGCAATCATCACATCCGGGTAAATACGTGAGTCCGCATTCAACGTCACAGAAAGCGTCTGCGTCCCGCAGCCTGTCGGGAAACCGGAATACGTAGTTTCCCAGCGAGACGTGGCTGGGCTTTGAGTAGATGCGACCCTCGTGAGCTGGCGAGTGCCAGAGAAGAGCGAGCCAAGAAAGCCAGCCGATGATTTGTATGGCGAGTTCGCAGTGACTAAGTTGTCCCGCATGTTGTATTTGGCAAAGTAGTCTTCGGCCGTGATGCTGACAGACACGGACGACACGTCCAGCGGCACGCAAGACAGGCTTTTGCAGCAATACCACTCCTCGCAGCACCCGCAGTTCTCTGCAAGCTTGCCGTCCTTGACGATGATTGCGTTGTTTTTGACTGCGAGTGGCATTATGTGCAGGCTGTGGTGGAGATCGTCGTGTCGGCTGGCTTCGGGTCTTTCTTGCCAATGAGGTACACGGTTTCCTTGGTGATCTTGATACCACCCGATTCAAGCGTCACGCCGGTAACGACATCAAGCTCAATCGTTGCCGTTGTGCCAAGCCGCACGAGCGCCCACTTGCCTGCGCCCGTGCCGCTTTCCTTGTAGAGAATGAGCCCCTCGCCTTTGACGCCGGTCTTGAGTTCAGACGCCGACGCCTTGCATGCGACGAACTTGTCGTCAGCCTTGTCTACCTCGACCTTGCACTGCACGACGCCACCCACGGCCACCCTGCCGATTTTCCCTGACTCAATCGGCTCTACAGCTACGCACCAAGCCGTCGTCGTCGCAGACGGCGTGCCGCCCGTCAGTACCGGCATCTCCTCAAAAGACGCTGTAGCACCGCCTGACGAGGACGTAGGCGTGATCGCCACGCCAGTGATCGCCAGCACGCCCCAGCGAGCGACTGTCACAGACGCCTGGCAGTATGCCCACGTATACGGCTTGAGCACCTGCGAGCCGGGAGAGCCTTCCGTGCCAGCGTACGCACCGAGCACCCGGTCAGCAGCGTCCTGCGCTCGATTCCACGCCCGTGCCGAGATCGCACCGCGTAGCGGCTGGCCCGGCTCAATGCGTCCATCTGGGCGTGGCATTAGGCAATCCCTATGCCGAGCGCCGAGAAGTCGCCGTCCTTGTAGACCTTGTCCACGTACACATACTTCGGCTTCTTGATTAAGTCAGACCCAGACGTCGAGTCCTCGTATCGCACCCAAAGGTATTCGTGCCCTTTTTTCTCTATGCCGCTGATGCTGCCAATGGTCTGGCTTGTGACGTTTGGCGACGCCGCGAAACGATATGACAGCGACCAAGGACCACGCCCCTTGTCGTCGTCCCACTCGTGCGAGCCGGAACAGCCGAGGAAGAGAACCTCGCCAGCGGCGAACCCTCGGAACGATGCGTTATTGACTGTGCCAGTGAGAGCAGCCACACCACGAATGTAGTTGTTCGTGACGTACATATCGGGCACATCGTACGATTCCTGCCACTGCAACTGAGGCGATACGATATCCACGCCGTTGACGCCGTTGGAGTCAACGCCTATCGCCTCACTCATGCTTGGAGCGGAGCCGGACGGGTATCGACGCTCGGAACTCGCTGTAACGACAGTGGATGAGCCGCCAGAGCCACGGAACACCGTCACGGAACCACCAGCCGCCTGCGTGATGTGCTGAGTGCCGCCGGTCGTGTCAAACGACCGAGCACGCTTTAGCGGCTCCGTACCATCCTCGGCACCGTCCTTGCTGTAATTGATCGTCAGCTGCCAAGCGTTGTCGCCAAGGAACGAGACAGAGTAGGACTCTGCCATCAACTGCATGCCAGATGCACCTGGGTACTGCCAGTATCGACCGTACGTGCTGATCTCTGCGTTGATCTCAGCGTGAAGCACTGTGTCGTCGGCAGTGCCGAAAATCTTGTATGACTTCGTGTACGACGACGTCGCCTTGCGTCCCTTGCGGACAATTGTGGCCTGACGTGAGTCGCCGTCTTCTACCCAGACTAGAGAGCCCATTACGCTGCCACCTTTCCACCGTCGTCAATCTTGCGGGTATTCTTTGCCGTCTCTTCCGCAGCCTTGGCTGTGCGTTCAGCAAGCGACGAACCACCGAACACGATGCCGAGGTTGAGCGATGAGAACGTGCCAGCGACCGAACCCATGCTCACGGCAGATTCAGCACCAGCGGCACCGGCTCCAGCAGTCGCCGCCTTCTCGCCGGGAGACGCAGCAGACGCACCTGTCGTGGCTGCGATTTCTTCTGCCGCCTTCTTGGCTGCGTCACGCTCGCTTTGCTTTGCCGTGGTCAAGTCGTTCAACCTGTTTTCGGCAGCAATCACGCCAGCCCTGCGGTCGGAGGCTCGCCTGGCGTTCTCGCCTTGTCTGGCAGCCTTATCGGCCTCGGCACCAGACATGATGGCACCAACTCGACCCTGCCTCTGCGTCTCAGCCTGTGCGTTTTGCGTTGCCGCCGCTGCTGTGCGGCTCTCAATGCCCGGCCGCTCCTGCATCCGCTGCTCTGCCCGTGCAGCGTTGGCGTCCCTAATGTTCTGTACTCGCTGCTCAGTGTCCTCAGCACCCGTGATGAACCCCTGCACCCGAGTCCATGCGATTTGGATGCCAGCGACGAGGTTGTCAAACGTCGCCATCACGCTGTTGGCGATGTTGTCGAAGAAGCCCATGATGAAGGCTCCCATCGTGTTCAGAATCGCCGACGAGTCGGTGTAGATTTTGTCCCAAGCGATGTAGATGCCAGCACCGACGTCCGTGAAAACGTCTTGGAACGCTGCCACCCACGGGTCAACGTAGGACATCAACGCTTCGGTGCCACGCAGCCAGCCGGCGACAAGCCCAGCCCACAGGACGTCCATCGCGCCGGTGAGGTTGCCATTGACTATGGCTTCGTAAACACCATCGAACGTCGCGCCGGCGGTTGCGGCGAGGTCGCCTAGCACCACGATTCCGTCAGAAACGGCAGGCCCGAAAGTCTCGCCGATTGCCCCTGCCGCCCGCTGGACGAGAGAAGCCACCGGGCCGAGAGCCGCACTGATCTCGTCTTTGAACTTGTAGAGAGCAAAGACAGCCGCACCGATGCCAGCCGCAACCAGAAGAACTGGGCTGGCAAGGGCAGAGAAAAGACCAAATCCTTTCAATACGAGACTTATTCCAGTGCTCAAGCCACGCAGCGAAGCACCTACTCCGTAGACAGCACCACCAAGCACGACAAGAGTCGCACCAGCCTTCAACGCTGAAGTCACAAACTGCTGATTTTCGGATATGAACTTGCCGACATTCGCGGCGACAACGGAAAGAACGCTGGCAAGGTTCGTAAGAATTGGTGCCACTGCCCCGCCGACTTGGATAAACGCCATCTTCATTGCTGCGGACATCGCGTCCATTGCATCGCCAAGAGCATCCGCCTTCGCAGCCGTCTCAGAGTCCATGACTAGGCCGAGCCGCTTTGCTTCAGCAGCGAACGCAGCCATGCTGGCGGCACCGCCCTCAAGCATTGGCAGTATGTCTGTGCCTGCTTTGCCAAAGATTTGCATCGCAACAGCGGCACGCGAGCCTGGGTCTTTGATCGCCAACAAGCCATCGGCAATCTTCCCCATCTGCTGGTCGGCAGAGAGCCCTGCCAGATCGCTTGCCGACAGCCCCACCATCGCGAGAGCTTTTGAAGCTTCCTTGCTGCCGCTGCCAGCTGCAAAGATTGCCTTCTGCATCTTCTTGAGTGCAGTCTCGACGCCGCCCATATCGGTGCCTGTCTGCTCTGCGGCAAACTGCAACACAGATAGCGACTCAGCAGCAACGCCAGTGCGTGCGCTCATGTCGTTGAGAGCACTGCCGACGTTGGCGAATGCAGCCGCCGAAGCGAAAATCGGGCCGACGACACCGGCACCAAGTGCAGCCATCTTCGTGCCAGCCGACTGCATTGACTTGCCGATTGAGGCGATGTTCTTGTTGACGCTCTTGAGAGCAGCAAAGAACTTTGTCGGATCGGCACCGATCTCGACAAATACGCCACCGGCTTTGACTGTTCCAGAACTCATACGTGTTTCTGCCAGTCCTTGCCAAACAGCCTAGCCAGGTCTTCCGGCGTGGCCTGCCGTGGCGTGGGCTGCTTGGCGTATGGGTTGAGTTTTCGCGGATCGACTCTCGGAGTGTGCTTGTCTCTGTTTATATTTGCCGCCTGTGCCAACAGGTTCGCCGTATGCCACCACTGATGCTCTAGGCGGCTGTCTCTAGCTGCGAAGAGTTGCCTGACGGTCCACTCGCCGGGATGGACTCCGAGTATTCCTGCGGCCTCCCAGATGGCATCCCAGACGCTCCTGCCAGACTCTCGATCGTCGCCTTCTCTAGTCCCGCCTCCGCTCGATCCAGCATCTCGCTTGCGACCTCGTCCATTTTCTGAGCGAGCAACGAGATCATCTTGCGGAGGCGCTGCGGGAAAAAATCGACAAGTTCCTGCTCTAGTGCTTTCGTCGCAGCGTCCAGAGAATCGCCACGCAGGCCGTCAAGGAAGTCCTCTTTGCTCAGTCCCTTCGTCTCGACTTGCTTGGTCAGCAGTGCGTAAAGGATTTCGCCGATCTTGGCATACTGGCTGCGAAGCACTTGGAACGTCTGCGAGATGTTGGCGGCATCCACCATGTCAAACGGCACAGCCTTGCGCTCGCCGGTCTGCTCGTCCACGACGTCAACGGTGACGTTGTCACGGACACGCAAAGCAGAAGCGACGTTCAACGCCACTTGCCACGGTCGGCCTTGGTCATCACGGAACTCGCGCATCTGCTACCTCACAAGCCTCGGGTCAGTCATCCGTCCTTCGAGCGTGAAAGTCGCCACGCCATCGATTGGGTCTGTCTCGCTGATGCCGGTCAGCACGGCGAGGAACGAAAAGCCAGCGGCACCGCCGTTGACCATGAACGTGCCACCCGTGTGCATCTTCTGGAACGCAGTACCGAGTCCAGCAACGTCGTTCAGTTCCACGCTGACCGTGCAGTCGTAGCCGGTGCTGTAGGTTGCCGCGTAGCGACTTCCGTAGGGGTTGACATCGATGGTGCGTGCCGACTCGGTCAGCGTCACGTTGCGAGCGCTGGCGATGAAGCCGCCATCAAGTCTGATGGAGCAGTCTTTCCCCAGCGTGATCGCCACTTAGAACTCCCTGGCTGTCACGTTGTAAGTGACGGCACCGTCAATGCTGACATTCTCAGTGACGCTCATGATTGAAAACGAGCCAGCGGTTCCGGCTGCGTTCAGAGAGGTGATGAGCCCGTCAGGATCGTGGCACTCGATTTCCCACGTCTTCGTGACGAAGCCCGCACGGCTCACCCTGCGGCCAGGAGCACCAGCAGAGCCGCCGATGTTGGAACGGTTCGAGATGTCCACGGTTTCGCATTCCTCGGTGAAGGTCGCCGAGATAATGCCTTCGCCGAACGGAGGGGCCGATGCGTCTTTGCCAAGCGAGATAGCCATGTGTGAGTGTTCCTATGCGTGAGTGGTTAGGCACTGACCGTGCGAGAGCCCGACACAGTGAAAGTCTCAATGCCGTCGAGAGGCTGAGACTTGCCGATGTTGGTGCAGATGTAGGTGGCGTTTCCCGTCTGCGTGCCGCTGATGGTGAACGTCCCGCCGATGCTGACGCCCGGAGCGTCCACGCACTCAAGCTCAATCGTCTGCTCAATGAGAGCCTTGCGGAACTTGCGGGAAGTGTCGCCAAACTTGGTGACGTCAACGTCTGACGCGGAGTTCGTGACGGTGCAGGATCGAGCGTTCGCGACGCCCGTGATGGTCACGTCTTTGCCGAGCGTGATTTCGACTGAGCCGATAGGCATTTTCGACCTCGTGTGCGAGTGCCAGCGGCGCGGCTGGTTCGCTCACGGTATGGGCAGCAAGGCGGAATCTAGACCGGGTGTGCCGTTGCTACATCCCGCCGCCGTACCGCAGCGAGTTCCGCCACTGCTCTGGCAACTTGCCAGAAGCCACAGCAATCCTTGTGGCTCGCTCCATGTACTCTTTCCCGCGAATCGGGCGAGTGAACGAGAACACTCCCATCTGCGGCACGCCGTTCCTGCCGCCAGCCATCGGCTGCGAGTTCGTCAGCCTGCCATAGACCTTGCGGCTGTACTGCGACTGCCCTTCTCTGGCGAATGGCCGAAACCAGTATTTCGCCGTTCCACCGTACGCCTGAAGTGACGCGACCTTGTAGCCGCGAGTTGCACCAGGCCCGACAACTACGGTCTTGCTGGACGTCGAGTAGTCATACTCAAGACTTTTCCAGAGAAAGCCTTCTGGGAAGCGACTCGTCTTCCAACTTGTGACGATGTCGGACTTCGGCACCTTGTCGATCACAGCGTAAAGCTGGTAGCCCTGCCGCTCGCCGATCTTGTACCGGATGTCTGTCTTCGTCCGTGGCGCTCGCTTGCTGATCACCTTGCTAGAGCGTGCCGCATTAAAGACGATCCGGCCCGCCTTCTTGAGCGAACGTCGATTGGCGTCCTCTAACAGCCGCTTGACCTTCGGCGTGTCCCATTTGAATTTTGTGCCGACACGGAACCGAAACGGTGCCGGGAAGAACGACGGGTCAATCGCGACGATGGACACAGCAGCCTCCTAGACAGTCGGCAGCACGTTCGCCTCAAACACCCGATAGGTAGCCGTGATGACCGCACGCCAGACGTTCCGCTCAGTAAGAGCGTCGTCAGGATTTATGTCAATGCTGACCGTCTGCGGGCTCGTGACGCCAGACGGCCAGATGACGCCAGCGCCGAACGAATGAGCACGCACGTAGAGCATGACCCTGTCTGCGAGATCGAGCATGCCGTCAACCTCACCGTCAGTCGTTACGTGCCGCCCGACAAAGACCGTGACGGTGTAGTCCATCTGCATGTGCGTGCGACTGATTCGCGTCACGTCCGCGCTGCTTGGAATGACGACAACCCGAGGCACGCTCATGGCGTCTACGTCGATGTTCGCCCAGTTCTTCCGCTCGACGGTGGTGGACGTGATGTTCCACGTCACGGATTGAAGACCCGTGGCGAGGCTGTCGGCGATAGTGCGTAGAACGCTGCTCACTGCGCTCCCTCCTCTAGTTGTGTCAACTGATGCCCCACTTGCCGATCAGATACGACTCGACAGTAGAGCGGTTGGCGTCGGAGAGTGCGGTGTCATAGATGATGATCTCAGCGATGTCACCACTCCAGTAGCCAAGCGATGTTCCGCCGCTACTTCTGGCAGTACCAATCAGATACCCTGGGTCGGCAGTAAAACCACCACCTGCTGTAAGCGTCCCAGTGACCGAGTAGCTTGTTGAGTTGTGAAAATACTGATTGCTTGCCAGCGACGCTTGGACAATGCAAGCAACAAAGGTGCTGGTAATCGGCAACTGTGTGCTGGCAATGCTTAGATTGTTTGTCGTAACGTCACCGCCGACGAACGAGTCTGAACCTATATATCGCTGACGCAGCAGGAAACCGCGAAAGGCTCCAGAAGCAGGTGCTATGCCGATCTGGACTATCTCTTGGCCTGCCGAGGTTGCAGACTTCGCGACAACAAAGACTGTCCTGACGCTGCCACTGGTCGGAGTTGCGGAGCCTTGCAGGAAGTTAGACGTTCCGTTGAAAGTCAGTGCGTCACGGCCGTTGATCCAGGACGCTTTTCGCTGTGGCCCGTCTGAAGACGCCGTGCAGTGGTTTGCATTTCCGGATTTGTCTTGCCACCGTGCAACCACTCCATCGGCGGCGACGAGCGAGCCGCCAGTTGTCGCATCAAAAAGTGTGCTCGCGTCAGAAGCATCTAGCCAGAGCTGAAGGCCCCCGATTGTTTGCGGCACTGCGGCAAATATCGGCCAGGTTCCGGCCTGCTTGAAACGCTGCGCCTCCGTCAGCGTCCATACGCCACCAGCAGCGGAGTTAAAACCCGCAGTCGCTGGCACTGGTCGGTGCCCGATGTATCCGCCGAGTGGCCTACTCATCGACCACCTCCGGCTGCGGTAGATCGCTTGCCACGACTACGCTGCGAGTCCAGCCGGTCGCCTCAAGCACGGCAGCGTCTTCGCTCCACTGCGTCGGGTCTGTGCGTGTCGTGCCGTCTGGCATCCGCACGCGAAACGGCAGGGCCGCATGAGCCACGCCGTCACGATCACGCCAGCAACCTTGCCCGATCGTCATGACAGCTCCTTCCAGTTGCAATCGACGACCAAGTCGTTAGCCGCCGAGGCAGTGACGTAGATTGACTCGTTTTCGGTCAGGTTGATCTTGTTCTCGCTGCCAACCACGATCAGCGACGCATCGGCAGGGACGACGACGGTAGAGCAGATCGGGAACGCCGTGCCGGTATTCGTGGCACTGTTGAAACGCACGACCGAGATGTCGGCAGCGTTCACGCCGTCCACGTTTGAGACGACGATGCTGTCGATGAGATACACCTTGCCACTGCTGGCAGCGTTGGCGACGAGCAGCGTTGCCGACGTGCTGCTGAGAGCCAACTGGGCGTTCGCCATGTAGACGTTTGTGGCCGTTGCCAGATTGGGATTTGCCATAGACGATCAACCTCCAAATACGATTGCCGAAATGATTGGACTGAGCCCGCCACTGCTGGCAGAGCCGCCACCCAGCGTCACGCTGACGATGTTGCCGCTGGCGGTCTTCGTATACGCTTTACCGTCCACCCAGTTGATCGCCAGCTCGTTGGCCTCAAGGTCACTGGTGGTCGGCACCGCGCCCGTCGTGTAGCTGCGTTTTGGTTTGATCTTTGAAGGCATGGCTGCTCCTATACGACAGGCCGAAATACGTTGATGGGGCTGGTAGTGGCCGTGGTAGTGCCGTAGCTATTCGTCGATGTAATGACGCAGCGAACCGTTACCGAGTTGCTGGGCAGTCTTGTGATCGTGAGCGACCCGCTAGCCGTTCCGCCAAACACGCTATTCGCACCCAAGATTGATTCGACGGACGTGAACTCGTCGTTCGTATAGGTTGCACGCGCCTGCCACTGTCGCGTGGTTGTCACGCCGCCATAGATGATTTCGCCATAAGTCACAAACACGGAGTTGCTCATCTGCGGCCAGTTGACCGTGCTAGGCCCGTCGATGATCGTGATCTGCGGAGCGGTTACCCAATTGATATTAAGAATCGCCACTGATGACGTGACCGTAGCCGCGCCGGTAGCCGTCAGCCTGCATCGGTAGTAGTCGCCGTTGTCGGCTGCGTAGCTAAGGCCAGTGAGCGAGAGCGTGCTGGTCGTCTGGCCGCTGACGTTGGACCACGTCGAGCCGCTCGCCTCGCGCTTCTGCCACTGATACGCCAGCGTGCCAGACGTGACGCTGGCAGTGACCGAAAAAGACGCCGTACTAGCTGTGTTGGATATGGATGCGTTTTGCGGCTGTGCCGTGATCGTGATGACCGGGGCTGCCGGCACGATGACAGCCACCGACAGAGAGGCTGCATTGCTCGCGACGGATGGCAGGCCAAAGGCACCGACGACACAGCGGTAGAGGTTGCCGTCGTCTGAGCCAGAAACGCCCGTCAGAGACAGCGTCGCGGACGTGGCCGCGTCGATCGTCACCCAGCCGCTGCCTTGATTCCGTTGCCACTGGTACGCCACCGCCACGCCGGTCGAGGCCGAGGCCGCCACCGTGAACGATGCCGAGCCGGTCGAGCCTTGATTGATCGATAGGCTCACGTCGGCTGGCTGCTGCGTGACCGAGATCGACGCCACGACGCCGACGTAGTCGCCGCCGTCCATGTCGTCGCTGCTGGTCGGCGTTGCCGCAGCCCATGCCGTGCCGTTCCAAGTTGGCACCTGGCCGGTCGTGGCCGACGACTGTGCAATGCCCGAGAGACTGATCACCGGCACGGCGTGAACGTGGTCACTTCGGCTGGCCGTGGAGCTTGTGCCCGCCGATGCCGTTCCGAGCGCCGCAGGCGTGGCGTCTGACAGAGAAGCACCGCCGCCAGACCCAGCGGCACCGTCAGCCCCGCGAGGGATTCCGAACGCCAGGGCGACCTTTGAGCCGCCGTCGCTCGGCGTGGCCGTGACGGTGGCAGAGCTACCAGCCGAGAGCGTGGTGGCGCTGGCCGTGATCGTGGGCGTGGCGCCGTTGGTGCCATTGATTCCGTTTGCGCCAGCAGCACCGGCAGGCCCACGCGGGATAGCGAACGACAGCGTCAGATTGCCGCCGCTCGCTGTTCCCGTCACGCTGGCGTTGCCGCTGTCAAGCGTCGTCGTGCTTCCGACCGTCACGTTTGTCGCTGGCCCAGCCGGTATGCCGATGTCTAGCTTCGCAGCGAATGCAGTGCCGAGGTCGTTCTTGACGTACGCCTGCGAACCCGCAGCGAGAGTCGTCACGCTGTTGATTGCCAGCGTGCCAGAGACGACCGTAGCGTTGCCAGGCGAGATCGTGCCGGTAGACACGTTGACGGCACCGCCATTGCCGACAGTGGCGTTGACCGTCGAGCCGCCAGACACGGCGACCTTCGCGGCTCCAGCGTTGGTGACGTTGACTGTGATGTCGCTCATGGTGCCCTTGCGATGAGGTCGCCACTAACGACAGTGCGAGTCACACCAGCAGGAGTCACCCAACGGATGAAGTGCCGGTACTGAATCGCTGGCGAAAGCGATGCCGTCTGCGTTTCGCTCACGCCCCACGTCAGAACGCCATTGGCAGCGTTTGAAATCGTGATCGTCGGCGTGATGGCAGTAGCACCGACAGCGCTGACGGTCCCGCCACCGCCACCGAAAAAGCCGTTTGTTGAGACGACATAGACGCCAGCGGTGAACGTGTAGCCTGTCACGTCAACGTCCAGATCAAGCGTGAAGTTGACCTCGTCAGAGACCACAAATGTGACCGTCAGGTCGCCCGGCAGCTGTTCAAACGTCGCCATTTCGTCCACTCCTCGTGGTTGGCATTGTCACGGACAAGAGCCAACAAATGACCGGCTATGACCCAAACGTGCCGCCATCGAGCGTCACGTTGTCTATCGTGCCACCCGTGATCGCCACGTTGCTGGCTGACTGCGTCGCTATTGAGCCAAGCCCGAGATTTGCCCTCGCCGTCGATGCCGTGGCCGTCAACTCGCTCAGGTTGTTTGAGGTGGTCAGCTTGCCCGACAGCGAGGTAGTGACAGTGGTCGAAAACGAGGCGTCAGACCCAAGAGCGTCGGCAAGTTCCTTGAGCGTGTCGAGCGCCGCAGGGGCAGCGTTGATGACGTTGGAGATTGCCGTGGCGACAGCACTGGTCGTCGCGTAGCTCGAAAGCGTCGTGCTCAACGAAGACGTCGTGACGTAGCCGCTAAGAGCCGATGACAGGCTCGCGCTGGTCAGGTAACCGGATAGCTGGCTTGAGATGTACGCTGGGCCGCCGATAGCCTGGACGCTTGTAGCCGTGCCGCCAGCACCGCCGGTGCCAACGCCAACCCAAAGCGTTCCGCCGCCTCCCTCACTGTACGCAAGCTCTGCATTTTGCAGCGTAGCGGGTGCCGACGACACCGTGGACCGCTTGATACGAATCGTGGTTGGCATGTCAGTAGCTCCCGCCGTCTATGAGTTGTGGTTCGTTGATCGCCGTAACTTCAATCCATGTGGTCAAGTTGGCGTTAAGCCGCCACGCCTTCTGTGTGTCAATCACCCACACGAGCATCCCCGCCTCACGCCGCAGCTGCGGGATCGCGTCACGCTCGGCAATGTCGGCAACGCTGCGGTATCCGCCCTTTCCGTACCGAGCCTCGTGCGAAGCGTGAGCGTCCGTCGTGTCAAACGGCACGATCGGCGCGAGTACGTTAGTGCCTTTGATGCTTGACATACGTCAACTCACAGTCAGATTGACGGTGCCGGTGATCGGATACGTTGAGCGATAGATGCCGTAGCTTGTCGCCGTCTGCCCAGCGAACGTGATCGTCCGTTGCGTCGTCTCAAAGGCAGACGACGTCAAGCCGCTGACGGCAAACGTCGGTACGCCGAAACTTGTCGGCAGGACGACATAGACATACGCAGTCTGTGCCGTGATCGTCCTAGACTGTGCCCGAGTGCCTCCGAGGTCATTAGCGAGGCTCGCGACAATCTGAGCGTCAGTGATGGTCGTGGCAGCGAACGAGCCCCAGAAGCGACGCCTGAGCGTCGGAACGACTTGCGACGCCTCGGCAGTGGCAATCGTGTGGACTCGCACCGTCGTGCGGAATGCGTCGCCGTAATGAAACACAGGGACGCCACGCGGGCTGGTCACTTCATAAGTGATGTCAACGCCGTTGATCGTGTCGATGATTCGGTCGTGCCGCAGCGGCTCACCAAACGGCAGCGTGCCAGCCTTGATGACGAAGTCACGGGACTCCCACTGCTCGATCACGCCGCTCGTGCCTTGCGACTCAAAGCGGCTTGTGCCGATAGTGGCTAGCACTGCGCCAAAGTCGGCACCGCGAGAGTAGCGGACAGACCGCGACGCACTCGCCGACAACTGGCCGGCGAGCCAAGACGCACCGCTGGCGAGCAGGTCGGACATTGGCACCTCGGTCTACAAGACCGCCGGCGGCGCGGAAAGGAGAACGCTGCCGCCAGCGGCTTGCAGGTGGGACGGGGACAAGATCAGCCGACGTTGAGGATCACCTGCACGGTCGTGTCAGTGGTCGAGGCAGCCCTAGCAGCCTTGCCAGCACGCTTGTTGTCCGTGGAAGTCGTGGTGATGTTGCCAGCCGTGGCGTCCCAGTAGACGACAGCGCCTTGGCTGATCGCCTTGTTGCTAGCCGCAGCCGCCTTCGGCATCGACCAGACGCCATCGACAGCAACTGTACCGAGAGCGTTGGCAGCAATCGCCACGGGAGCGACGCACACGAGATCATTGAGCACCACCACGCCACCGACCGCGACAGCGGACGAAGGCGTGTGTTCGATGAGGCAGCCAGCCTGAACGTAATCAGCCATGAGGATCACCTAGCTTTCTGGGTATGGGTTGGTTGGAATCATGCCGCCGGGCGGGCTTGGGCTCCCGCCCGGCGGTCACGGTTTGTCTTCAGATCAAGAAGCGTCGGCCTTCACGCCGGCGAGGTATTCGGCCTTGGCGACGCCAAAGTCGAAGTAGCCACGCATCTGCACGCC